GTAAAAACTTACTATGTGCGCCTTTAAAGACGATTCAAAATTTTTGAAGGCCCCCTATGGTGTAGGGGATAAGCACCACCCGTTGGGGAAGTTCTCTCTTGAACTGATCGAGGCGTTGGTTTGCTCGATCGAGAGACTTCTCCAATCAGGAGGATACCGTCTTCAACCGGAGGGCGTATCGGAGGACAAGGTCGTCCCTTCCGTTACCCTTCGGGCCAGACTTGCCAGGTTTTCCTATGAGGATCTGGTCTGTCTGGTGAAGGAGCTCACAGCCATTCCGATGGCAGTAGCTCTGGGAGCTGACTTACCACCAGTTTCTATCGAATGTCTTTCTGACAGTGTGATGTGGGATAGAGATAAAAGGTTCCTTTTTCTCTTTCCCGCCGCTTGGGGCCGCTTTCTAAAGAACCGCTTGTACCGATCTTCGGACCGGGAGGCAATTTGGTGGGCGGGTGGAATACTGGCTCTCAAGAAGAGCTTGCCAGATCTCCGTGGGCCGCTGGTGACAGCGAGCAAGAGGAAGCATGCAGATGCTCTCACCACGGAAGGTGATATTCGGACTATCGACTCGGGTTTACTCGAGAAGATTGAGCAGATTACGAAGGTTTTGTTTCCGCGAGGTTCATGTCCCACTAGTTGGTCTGACCTTGTGATGGCTACTTCGTCGACTGTAAGTACTACGCGGCAGCGTGGTGGTGCCCGGGGTGAGTTGCTCACTTTGGGTGCTCGGATAGCACCTCTTGACTCAGAACTAGTGGACTGGGTCGAGGGTCCTTTGGGGGGTGTAGTAGAGGTTCGGGGAGACCCGCGCTATCGAGACCCCCTCAGAGTTCCATTAAGGACCGGCCCGCGAGGGTCGAAGGGTTTCCGTAACCAGGCGGTAGACGTTGTGAAGGCAACGGTTGTGTCAGATCCACTTAAGGCGAGAGTTGTCACCTCGACTCATGTGGAGAGGGGTTTGCTGAAGCCATTCCAGCAATCCCTCCATAAGCGGCTTCGGCAGTTGCCGCCGTTTGTTCTGACTGGCGAGTGGGTTCAGGCTGACCACTTGAACTCGCGTTTTGGATCGAAGTTGAAAGAGGGCAAAGGGCTCTGCCTTAACTCTGGAGACTTTTCGGCGGCGACAGACAATGTAGAGTCTGTGATCTCCCGCACAATTGTTCGCGCGATGCTCGAGGCTTGCTACCCCGAGACCGAAAAGGACGGTGCTCCATTCCACCGTTTCTATCAGGAGGCTTTGAACTCCCTGACGGACAATTGGATCCAATACGAAGGCCATTCCCGGCGACAGGTTAGAGGGCAACTGATGGGCTCTCTTTTATCCTTCCCGGTTCTTTGTGTCTTTAATTTCTGTGTCTGGGTGATTAGTCACTATATGACACAGTATGCCAACAACGGTTTGCCTTGGAGCAAGTTCCTACGACAACTTGGGAGGAAAACTTTTCTCAAGTCATTACCCGTTTTGATCAACGGTGATGATATTCTAAGCTTGGCGGATAAGTTAGAGTATGGAACTTGGAGTGACCTGGTTAAAAAGGTCGGATGGAGCTTAAGTGTGGGAAAGTCCTACCTACACCCAACGGTTGCAGTGATAAATAGTCAGATTTTCCGCTTCGCAAGTGGGAAGTTTGAACATCTCCTTTGTTTCAATGGAGGATTACTTGCACCGATGGGCCAGAGCCGGTCTTCGGCCTGGCTGGGAGAGAAGCCGCCGGTGGATGCTATAGGGGAACTGGCTACGCAGTTTCTGAGGGGTTCGAAAGACCCCGTTGCGTCAGCAGGAACGTTTGTTTCTGCACACCGAAACGTTCTCGAGAGATCTAAGAGGCCCCTATTCCTTCCGAAAAGGTTGGGGGGGCTGGGGGGGAAGTTCCCCCAACTGGCGGACTTTGAGCGATGGCAGCAACCTAAATGGGTTCATAGGTATGCGAGAACCTGTCGCGAAGAGAAGTTTAACTTCCTCAGTTCGTCGAAGACAGTCCGCGAAGCGGAAAGATTCACCCGTGCAGCTTGTGAGAACTTGCTGGGCGGTCCGCTGGTGAATGGGGAAACCCCTGAACCGGATATTGAGAAGACACTCAAGAATCTTCGTGGAACCATCGGTAGGAGGAGCGTACCTTTCCCGTCGTGGCGAGGTTCTGACGACCGGAAGGTCGTTGAGTCAATACGACGACGCTCGTCGATCCGAGGTAGTCTTCCTCTTTCATCTCGCTCCATCTATAATACGGTTGACCAGCCGTATTATCTCAATCGTGTGTCTGGAGGGGTCAAGTTTGCATTGGCAAGACAAGGCCTCAAGATCCTACCTCTTTCTCGGCAAGATCGGACTTGTTGGACGGGGGGTTTAAAGGGTGCTCAGCACGTACGGTTCTCTGAAGAGGGAAGCCCGATCAGCCTATCTGTCAGTAGGTTTGGTATGAAGGTGGAACTCTTGCACCCCTCCGATGGGGAGCAACGTCTCGACTTAACTCCGGCCTTAGGGACACGGGTGTCCCGCCCTGCCTTTGGTACGGGTGGGGACGGTCGTGTAGTTAGGTTTCACACACAGCGGGGATGATGACGCGGCGCAAGGTAGGTCACCCTATCTAAACCACCTGCTGGGAGGGGTACTAATAGAGGTGTGCGTCGAAAATATAAGAGTAGGCACAATGTCCCCCCTCATAGATGAGTCCACCGAGTGTGGATAGTCGAAAATCGTCCGCTGCGGGTGTAGACGAACTACGGTTCTGAAAGGTCGTATTGGAGCAATCCGAACGACCTCCACTTCGTATATTGAGTAAAGTGGACACCTGGTGCTACCTTAGGAGCATAGTTATAGACTCTAGGTCTATAAATCGGAACGTTATACCAGCCGTG